TACAAACTGTAGAGCAAGCTATAATAGATAACGATGTCAGAGGACTAAACTCAAAGCTTGCACAACTTGCTACTAACATGCAGCAGATACTAGAGCAGCAGAAAGTTTTACTTGACTTACGCTCACAAGTTGATAAAGCTACTACTATAACAGACGGTATAGGTGACAAGCTAGATGTACTACAAACAGAAGTAGATGACATTTGGAAAGCCTATGATGATCTAGCAAGTAACCCACTGTAGAGGATAACATGGCGAAACCAGCAAAAGGCAAGATGTTTGCAAAGACAACTATCAACCCTAAGACAGGACGTAAGATAAAGGTAAGCTACGGTCAATCAGGTAAAGCTAAAGATGGTGGCAAGCGTATCAGACCAGGAACAGGTAAAGGTGATTCGTATTGTGCAAGAAGCGCTGGTCAAATGAAGAAGCATCCAAAGGCAGCAAAGAATCCTAACAGCCCACTACGCCTATCTCGTAAAAAGTGGAAGTGTGCTGGTACTAAATCTAAGAGGGCATAATGGCTACACCTAAGAACAAAGCTTTATACTCTAAAGTAAAATCAGAAGCCAAGAGAAAGTTCAAGACTTGGCCCAGCGCATATGGGTCAGCATGGTTAGTTAAAACCTACAAAGCACGTGGGGGTACTTACAGCAAGGGAGGCGCAGTTGCAAAGGTCAAAGCACGTACTAGAAAGTCGTAGAGGTTACGGTACAGGTGGACTGACTCAGTGGTTCAAGGAAGACTGGCGTGATGTAAAGACAGGCAAGAAGTGTGGACGCTCTGGTAAGAAAGACAAGGGCAGACCATATCCAGCTTGTAGACCTGCAAAGGTAGCTAGTAGAATTAGTAAAGCAGAAGCAAGAAAAAAGACTGGACCTAAGAAAGTTAAATGGTCTGTAACAGCATCAGGTAAGAAAAGAACATGACTGTATATTTTTTAGTAGATGACAATAATCTTGTAGCTAACATGGCTATGTATCCTGATGGTATGGTTCCTTCTGAAGTATCGTCTAATTGGTTATCTACAGAAGAAACAGATATTGGCGGTAAAGTATACAACAGTTCAGATAAAACATTTTCTGCACCAACAGGAGATTTAGTTGGTGTCGAACCTGTGAGTCAACTATAAAGAGGAAGAAATGAAGAAGCAGTGTCCAAAGTGTAAAGGCAAAGGTTGTTCTCATTGTGGGGGCAAAGGTTATCATAACATGAACAAAGGTGGTATTATGGGAAAACAAATGAATGAAGGTATGAAAGCTCTAAAGAAAAAAGCACCAGCAGTAGCTAAGAAGATGGGTTACATGTATGGTGGTATGGCTAAGAAGACTAACAACATGGGTCATGGTGGTGTAGCTTGTGGTGCATCTAATCCTCCAGCAAGACCTATGAAAAAAGGAAAGAAGTAATGGCAAGGTATTACGAAAAGTATAAAGATGTTTTGGAAAAGCATGGATATACACTAGACATGGAATGCAATGTGCGTGATAGTAGAGGTAATCAAGCAGCAGCAGAAGATCGCTTTGGTAATGTTTACTGTACTGATCCTAACTTACTAAGAATAATAGATGAAACTACTATAGAAAATGTACCACCTAAAAGAGCTAGGAATGAGAAAGGTCACCTTATGGCAGATGATCCTTCTACTCCAGAGAATGAAGCTTGGGAAGGTGGAGTAGCCCCTAAGAAAAAGAAAGCAAAAAAGTCATAGCGGCTATTCCATATTAGCAGTACTACAGCGCTAACATTTATGTATAACTACCCTTGTACAAACAAGGAGAAAGTACATGAAAAAATTATTACAAAGAATGTGGGATAACCACGTAATCCGACAACAGAAACGTGCAGACTTTAGAATGCTACATATGTTGGATGATAGACAACTAAATGATCTAGGTATAGGTAGATCACAAATAAGGAACGCAATTTATGGCAAGGACACTAACTGAAAGACAACAAAGGTTCTTGGATGTATTATTTGATGACGCTGGAGGTGACGTTGTACAAGCTAAGAAGTTAGCTGGGTATGGCGACAACTCCAGTACAACTTCTATAGTGGAGGCACTAAAAGATGAAATCGCTGAAAAAACTAGGACTTACTTTGCTAGGACTGCCCCGAAAGCTGCTGTCTCGCTTATGGGCGCTTTGCAAGATCCCACTCAGTTGGGTATCAAAGAAAAAATGATAGCTGCCAAGGACGTGCTTGACAGAGCAGGTCTTGGTAAAGTAGACAAGGTAGATGTCACCAGTGGTGGTGGCATTTTTTATTTACCACCTAAAGAAGGTACAAACGAATAATACCTCAAAGAGAACTGGGATTCTGGCAGTTACCTCTGCCACCCAAAGGACACAACAAAGAATGGCATGTCATAGCCAGAACTACTATCAAGGTTCCCTTTGGTTATGAAGTGCATCCCGACAATGATAAGCTACTTGTGCCAGTTGAGCATGAGCTAGAAGCGTTAGAGCTTGCAAAACAACACCTCAAGCAGTATAGTTACAGAGCAGTAGCGCAGTGGTTGAGTAAAGAAACTGACCGATACATCTCGCATATGGGTCTAAAGAAGAGAATAGAAGTTGAGCAAAAACGTAGAAAAGCATCTGCAATTAAACGTAAGCTTGCCAAGTGGCTCGAAGAAACGCTCTCGCAAATCGAGAAGCTCGAAACTCAAGGAGTCGGAGCCTACTCAGAAGCCTGTGGAAGTCGAAGCCCCCCAGATTCCAGCACAGGTAGTAGCACCTGAGTATGACGTTGAAGAAGCACAGGAAGTTGTATTCAAGCCCAACGAAGGACCACAAACAACTTTCTTGAGTTCTTCTGAAAGAGAAGTATTATACGGAGGGGCAGCAGGTGGTGGTAAGTCCTACGCTATGTTGGCAGATCCATTACACGGCCTTAACGATCCACACTTCTCTGGACTCCTTGTACGACACACGACTGAAGAACTAAGGGAACTAATACAGAAGTCACAGGAGTTATACCCACGTGCCATACCAGGAATCAAATGGTCAGAGCGTAAGTCACAGTGGATATCTCCTAGAGGTGGAAGACTATGGATGTCGTATCTGGACAAAGATACCGATGTCACACGTTACCAAGGACAGGCTTTTAACTGGATTGGATTTGACGAACTTACTCAATGGCCTACACCTTACGCTTGGGATTATATGAGGTCACGTCTTCGTAGCGCACATAGTAGAGACTTAGGACTTTACATGAGAGCTACAACAAACCCAGGTGGTGCTGGACATAGTTGGGTAAAGAAGATGTTCATAGATCCTGCACCTGCAGGTAAAGACTTTTGGGCTACAGATGTTGAGACTGGAAAAACAATCACCTTCCCTAAAGGACACAGCAAGGAAGGTCAGCCTTTATTCAAGCGTAGGTTTATTCCTGCATCTCTCTTCGATAACCCATACCTTGCCGAAGAGGGTGACTATGAGGCCATGCTCTTATCACTACCAGAGCATCAGAGGAAGCAACTCCTCGAAGGAAACTGGGATGTCAACGAAGGAGCAGCGTTCCCAGAGTTTGACAGAACAAAACACGTTATCGAACACTTTGAAATTCCTGAATCGTGGTCGAGGTTTCGTGCTTGTGATTATGGGTATGGTTCCCATACTGGTGTTCTTTGGTTTACTGTTGCTCCTGATGAACAGCTTATAGTCTACAGAGAAATGTATGTCTCTAAGGTTACAGCTACAGACTTAGCTGATATGATACTAGAGGCAGAAGCTAAAGACGGTGGAATGAGATACGGTGTGCTTGATAGCTCTTTGTGGCACAACCGTGGCGATACTGGACCATCACTAGCAGAGCAGATGAATATGAAAGGATGTCGATGGCGTCCTTCTGATCGCTCAAGAGGTTCACGTATCGCAGGTAAAAACGAAATACATAGGCGTTTGAAGGTGGATGACTTTATAGAAAAGCCTATGTTAGTATTTATGAATAACTGTGTGAACACCATAGCACAGATACCAAGCATCCCACTGGACAAAAAGAATCCAGAAGATGTAGATACAAAAGCAGAAGACCACTTGTATGATGCGTTAAGATATGGTATAATGACAAGACCACGTAGCAGCATATGGGACTATAATCCTGCAAAACAACGATCTGGTTTTCAAGCCAGTGATTCAACGTTTGGATATTAAATGGAAGTTTTTGTATTAGTAATAAGTATATGGGGAAACAATGGAACTGACTGGGTATATACAGGTAATCAGTATGTATCACAAGAAATGTACACACAAGAAGCGTGTCTAAATATGGCTGACACTTCTAGTTGGAACAAGTTTCGAAATAACCCATACTACGACATACAACTAGATTGTTTTAACAAGGAAGAATATAATGGCTGAACAGGAAGAAATGTTTGAAACAGCAGAGGTTGTTGCAGCAGAGGATACACTAGACTCTATCTTCAAAGAAAAAGATAGTGTCATAGGTTTTATAAAAGACAGATACAAAAGATCTGAAGACTCTAGATATGCAGATGAGCAAAGATGGTTAAAGGCCTACCGCAACTACAGAGGCTTGTATGGTAGTGATGTACAATTTACAGACGCAGAGAAGTCTCGTATCTTTGTAAAGGTAACAAAGACAAAGACATTAGCAGCGTATGGACAAATAGTAGATGTACTGTTTGGTAACAATAAGTTTCCACTATCTGTAAATCCTTCTGTTCTACCTGATGGTGTAGCAGAATCAGTACACATAAATATAGATCCTAGAGTAGAAGCAGGACAGGCTGCTATTAGTGCAGCTATGAGTTCACCAGCGCCAAAGCCTTATCTAATAGATGGCGACACAGAACTAAAACCAGGTGAGACTCTTATAGATTTACAGTCTAGACTAGCTGGCATGGAACAAAAACTAGAGCCTGTGTCTGAAAAGATTATAGAGGGTGATGGCACTACAGCTACTAGTGTTACGTTTCATCCTGCTATGGTTGCAGCTAAGAAGATGGAAAAGAAAATCCATGACCAGCTACAAGAGTCAGGTGCTACTACACACCTAAGAAGTATGGCATTTGAAATGGCACTTCTAGGTACAGGTGTAATGAAGGGTGCGTTTGCTGTAGACAAAGAGTATCCTAACTGGAATGAAGATGGTGAGTATGATCCTATAGTAAAGACTGTTCCAGAATGTGATCACGTTTCTATATGGGATTTCTATCCTGACCCTGAAGCAAAGGATATGGATGAGGCAGAGTATGTCGTACAAAGACATAAGATGTCACGTACACAATTACGAAAACTAAAAACACGTCCATACTTTATGGATGACGGTATACAGAATGCCATAGACAAAGGACCAGACTATTCACAGAAGTACTGGGAAATGACTATGGAAGACGATGACACCCAGCCAACATCAGAACGTTGGGAAGTGTTAGAGTTTTGGGGCTATGTAGATACTAAGTTACTAGAAGAACATGGTGTAGATATACCTAGTGAGCTTAGTGAATTAGATGAGGTAAACTGTAACGTATGGATAAGCAACGGTGAAGTACTACGCTTTGTACTAAACCCATTCAAGCCTACACGTATACCTTACTACGCTGTGCCATACGAGCATAACCCATACTCCTTCTTCGGTGTTGGTATTGCTGAGAACATGGATGATACACAGACATTGATGAATGGCTTTATGCGTATGGCTATTGACAATGCTGCTATGTCAGGCAATCTAATTATAGAAGTAGATGAAACAAACCTTGTACCCGGCCAAGACCTCTCAGTGTACCCCGGAAAAATCTTTAGGCGACAAGGTGGTGCGCCGGGACAAGCTATATTTGGTACAAAGTTTCCAAACGTAGCACAAGAGAACATGCAACTATTTGATAAAGCGAGGGTACTAGCAGATGAGTCTACTGGATTCCCATCTTTTGCACATGGTCAAACAGGAGTTCAAGGAGTGGGGCGTACTGCTTCTGGAATCTCTATGCTTATGTCTGCTGCTAACGGCTCTATCCGTACTGTTGTTAAAAATGTGGATGATTATCTTATACGTCCTCTAGGTAAAGCATTCTTTGCATTCAACATGCAGTTTGACTTTGATGATGATATAAAGGGTGACTTAGAAGTACATGCATCAGGTACAGAGAGTTTGATGGCTAATGAAGTACGTAGCCAACGCTTGATGCAGTTCTTACAGGTAGCACAGAATCCAGTGCTTGCACCTTTTGCTAAGATGGACTATATTATACGTGAGATTGCGAAGAGCATGGACTTAGATCCTGACAAGGTAACTAACTCTATTGCTGACGCAGCTATACAGGCTGAGATACTAAAAGGTTTTCAAGCACCAGCACCAACGCCAGAGCAAGGTGTAGCTGCTCCTGAAGGTCAAGGTCCACAAAGTGTAGCAGATACTACTGGAGGTGGAGGTTCACAAATAGGTATGGGTACAGCACCACTACCTGAAGAACAAGGATTTACAGGCAATGCACCTCAAGCAGTTGGTCAATGATAAAGAATGTTACGAACAGTTTCAAGAACATATAGATGAACTAATTAAAGCTAGACAACGTGCGCTGGAAACAGCAAACGAATCACATGTTATACACAGACAGCAGGGTGCGATAGACGTACTTAGAAAGCTCAAGCTATTGAGGGAGACAGTAAATGGCGCTTGAAGAACAAATGGCAATGAACTTTGGTGATGTACCTGATAATACGGTAGGTCAAGATCCTGTATCAGGTAATGATATACCACTAGGTTCTACAGCAGAGAATGTACGAGATGACATACCAGCTAACCTAAGTGAAGGTGAGATAGTTGTACCTGCTGACGTAGTAAACTTTCATGGTGTAAAACTGTTTGAAGACTTACGTGCTGAAGCTAAGATGGGTTACGCTGAGATGGCACAAGATGGACGTATAGGTGGAGAGCCTATGGACATGAATGATGACATGGGTATGGACATAGAACTATCTGAGTTAGACTTAGAGATAATGGATGATGAAGCTCCTGTTGAGATGAACAGAGGTGGTACATCTATGAAGGACTACAAAGATGTAGCAAAGAATAGAAATATAAAAACTCCTAAACGTACTGCACCACGAAAAACACATGCAGAGATAATGGCTCAAGCTTTTGGTTCTAATACTGATTCAGATAATAATAAAAAAGACAACTCCCCAGAAGCTATATCTGCTAGAGTTCAGGCTAGAAAAGATAAACCAAAGAATAGATTTGAAGCCATACGTAATAGCCTAAAAGATTTATTTGACGATGATGATCGTAGACCTACACTAAAACAAAAACCACGTACATCTGATGATATTGGTCCTTCTATTGCAGATCAAATAAACTTTGGAGGAAAAGGATTTGACTTTAGAGATGATCAATCACCAACTCCCCCACCTCCTAGTGTCAGACAATCAACAACAGGCGCAGGAAGTGTTCCATACATGGATGATGATGAAACTTTTAGTGTGCGTTATGCTGACCAACCTTTTTATAAAAGACTTGTTCAAAACCTAAAGAGAGACTTGGGTATGGATGAAGGTGGACTTGCTACTGATGAAGATACAAATCTTATAGGCGGTGAAGACCAGTTTAATCAACCATTCTATGCACCTGATCAAAAGGGTGGCTTTGACATGGATGCTGCATATCCTAATTATGGTGGTGGTACAGGCGGTGGACCACTACTAGAAATGCGTGAGTACATGAATGACGCTGGTCACAGAATATTTATTACGTTTATAGATGGTGTACCACAAATGGAGATACCTGCAGGTTACTACCCTGTAGAAGGTGAGGGCGTAGCTGTAGCACCTGAAGTTCCTCCAGTAGGAGGTAGCGGTGGTTCTGACTCTGGTGGTTCTGGAGGCAGTGGCGGTATGGATATGCCAACGCCAACTCCTATTAACTATAAAGAGTTAACTATGGAAGAGCTAGCTCAAATGGTAGAAGACCAGAAAAGCATGAAAGGTAATGTATTAGCTGCTGGCATAGGTTCATTAAATGCTATAGTTGGCGGTGCAATGAAAGTTGCTATGTGGAATGAAACTAGACAACTTAAAAGGGAAATAGAGCGTAGAAGAGATGATCCCTATACAAGTGAAGTAGATAAAAGGCGTTATGATCAGCTACTTGAAATAGCAAACGCAGACGAGCCAAGTTTGATAGCAACTCTACTTGGTAAGATAACAGGTAATGATCCAAACGCACCTGCAGTTAGGACTCCAGAACAAACAGATGCATTGTATAACCAGTTAGATAAAATGACAAAGGCATACACACCAAGTGATCAAGAAGCCAGTGATAGGACAAGCAGAGGATTTACGCCCGGAGTTGACGATGCAATAAGTACTGCAAAACCTGCAGCTACAACAACACCTGTAATTCCAGAGCAAAGTACTGATGCAGATGCTTTTGATAAAATGCAAGATCGGTTTGATATAGAACGTATTGAAGCAGATATGAAAGCTCAACCACGTCCTGCACCAAGAACAGCAACAAAACCAATAAGAGAAGAGTCTCCTAGAGTACAACAAGTAAGAAAAAATACTCAAAAAGTAATGAAAGATATGAGAGACAGAGGTGCTTCAAGAGAAGAAAGAAATGCTTCACTAAGAGCAGCAGCTAGAACAGAAAATGTTGTAAGAGATTTAGACAGAGGTGTTGTCAGAGGTTTTGAAAAAGGTGGACTAGTAGATAAACCAACAGTTAAGAAAGTAGTAAAAGGTTTAAAGAAAGCATCTAAGTCACACGCTAAACAAGCAGACCAATTAGAAAAGGCAATGAAGAAAAAATCCAAATAACTATAAGGCCACTCGGCTTCGGCTGACCCCAACATAAGGAGAAAACAAATGGCTACAAGCGAACCAGCAAAACCAAACCCAATGGTAAAACCTGACATCCCAAGAGTAATGATGGGTCAAGGTGGATACTTAACCAACGAAGAACGTATTAAACAAGACGAAGAAGAGCTTTTAGCTATGAAGAAAGAAGCTCTAGGTATAACAGATGAAGAAAGTACTGAAGATAAACCCAGTAGCGAAGAGCCTAAAGCTGAACCAGTACAGGCAGAGAGTGATACCAAACAAGAAGAAAAACCAGAAGCCAAAGCACAAGAAGAAGATGATTTAGGTGCTGAAGAAAAAAACTTCAAGAAACGTTATGGTGATTTGCGTAGACACTCACAAAAGAAAGAAGAAGAGTTCAACGCAAAGATAGAAGCACTAGAAGCAAAGCTAACTAAAGCTGCAAAGCAAGAGCTTGTATTACCTAAGTCAGATGAAGAGTTAGAAGCTTGGGCTAAAGAGTATCCTGATATTGCAGGTATCATTGAAAGTATTGCTGATAAAAAAGCCAAAGCATCTGCTAATGCTTTAGAAGAACGCATGGCTGAGTTTGAAGAACTCAAAGTAAATGCACAAAGAGAGAAAGCAGAAGCAGAACTTGTTAAGATGCATCCTGACTTTATAGAAATACGACAGGATGATATATTTCATAACTGGGCTAAAGAACAGCCTAAGTGGGTACAGGATGCTTTGTATGAAAACGTTGACGATGCAAAATCTGTAGCACGTGTGATAGATTTGTATAAGATAGACAAAGGTATTACTAACAAGAAGAAAGCTCCTCCCTCAGAGAAAGCAGCAGCATCTTCAGTTAAAACAAAAAGTGCAGCAGCACCAGAACCAGATGAAGCAGCAGGACACATTCGTGAATCAGAAGTAGCTGCAATGTCAATCAAAGAATACGAAAAGCGACAGGAAGAAATCCTAGACGCTCAACGTAATGGAAGATTTATTTACGATATATCAAGAAAGTAGTTGACATTCTTAACATCGTAGATACAACTATAGCATATACACAACATTAGTGTGTATGCTTTAATCAAGCACTAAGCCACACAAAAGACTTACCCAAAATAATCGGCCCCATTAGGACTACCCGAAGACGTTGGCCTCTTCATGGTGGATATGTAGTGTTAATTCAACGCCATATCTATATAAGGAGATTTAATTATGGCTATTGCATCAGCAAGTGGAGGCTTTAACGGCAATTTCAGCCCGATAATGTTTTCCAAACAGGCGCAAATTGCATTACGCAAATCGTCTGTCGTAAGCGCAATCACCAACAACTCATACTTTGGTGACATTGCAAATCAGGGTGACGTTGTACGCATCCAAAAAGAACCAGACGTAACTGTTAACGCACTACAGCGTCACACAGGTATTTCTGTAGAGAAGTTAGACGATCAGGATTTCTCACTCACCATCGACAAAGCTAACTACTTTGCTTTTAAAATGGATGACATTGAAGAGCAGTTCTCGCATGTTGACTTCGTAAGCCTAGCAGCAGACAGAGCAGCCTACAAAATGGCAGACGCTATTGACGTAGATGTTCTTTCTTACATGTCAGGCTATAGCACAGCTGGAGCATTAATTACTTCCGCTTCAGGTGACGCACAGCACCCAACAGCAGGTGAAATCAACGGTGAATTTTTAAAGACTAACCAGTTGGACGCTACTGATATGGGCGCATTAGGGTCAGCAGACGCTGCATCAACAGCATACGCTACTGGGGATTCAATCCCAATGGCAACACGTTTGCCTGGTGCGACTGCGTTATCATCAGCTACTGTATCACCATTGACAGTTGTCGCACGTATGGCACGTCAAATGGACACAGCAAACGTTGACTCACGTGGACGTTGGTTGGTTGTAGATCCAGTATTCATGGAAATGCTAAAAGATGAAGACTCACGTCTTCTCAATGCAGACTTCGGTGGATCAGGTCTACAAAATGGATTGGTTGCAGGAAACATTCACGGTTTTCAAGTGTACGTTTCAAACAACTTACCTGCCAAAGGTAATGGTCCAACTCATGCTGGCGCACTAGCCCAAGATGCACACTATGGTGTAATCTTAGGTGGTCAGCAAGAAGCTGTAGCAACTGCAGAGCAAATGAACAAAGTTGAGAACTATAGAGATCCCGACTCATTTGCAGACATTGTACGTGGTATGCACCTCTATGGACGTAAGATTCTACGCCCACAAGGATTGGTGTCAGCTATCTACAACGTTGCATAATCAAGATAAACTTAGAGGCTGGCTTTTGCTGGCCTCTTTGTGCATTTAACATAAGGACATTCTCATGGGTACTATTACTACAGCAATGTGCAACAGCTTCAAGCAAGAGCTACTTGGGGGTGTTCACGATTTAGACACGCACTCGCTAAAGATTGCGTTAATAAAACCTTCACCTACAAGTAACTTCAACAAAGCTACAACTAACTACTCCGATCTTACAGCTAACTCAGATGAAGCTACAGGAACAAACTACAGTGCAGGAGGACAGGTACTGGATTCGCCTGTCATATCGTTATCGGGAGATACGGCTATTGTAGACTTTGCAGATGAAGTATTCTCTAACCTGACAATCACGGCTGCT